TATCCAAGATGTAAATGGGAATCCTATTGATGTTGAGATGATTAAGAATCAACTCGTTGAAGACTTCAAGAAAGACAAAATCAGAAAAGCTATTGACCAGATCGAATTGATGGCTGAAATCTATGGCACAGGCATTGGAGAGATTGTTGTCAAGACTGAAAAAGAGTATGTTCCCTCAACTCGACCTATTCCTAATCAGCAGGGTCAGGCAGCTATTGGCGTGATGGAAAAAGACAGAATTTCTGTCAAGATCATGCCTGTCAACCCCAAGAACTTCTTGTTTGACCCTAACGGCACAAGCATTGATGACTGTATGGGCGTGGCTATTGAGAAATATGTCTCTATCCACAAGGTTGTGCAAGGGATCGAGCGTGGAATCTACCGTAAGGTGGACATTGGTACTGCCAGTGAAGATACTGACCTAGAGCCTACCCAAGAAGTAAGCCAATATCAGGATGAGAAGGTTCTTTTGTTGACCTACTACGGGTTAGTTCCCCGTGAGTACCTCAACAACATGAAAGAGAACAAGGATATTGTTGAGTTGTTCCCTGAAAACTCAGCGGCAGAAGACTACACCGACATGGTTGAGGCCATTGTCGTGATTGCCAATGATGGAATGCTCTTAAAAGCTGAAGAAAATCCATACATGATGAAAGACAGGCCAGTTCTGTCTTACCAAGACGATACTGTGCCAAACAGATTGCTTGGTCGTGGTACGGTGGAAAAAGCATTTAATATGCAAAAGGCTATTGATGCCCAGACTCGTAGCCACTTGGATTCACTGGCACTGAGTACCTCTCCCATGATAGCAATGGATGCAACTCGCTTGCCCCGTGGTATGAAGTTTGAGGTAAAGCCCGGAAAAGCTATTCTGGTTAACGGTTCTCCTAGCGAGATTCTGTTTCCATTCAAGTTTGGTGCAACTGATCCAAACAACCTCGCAACTGCCAAAGACTTTGAGCGAATGTTGCTACAAGCGACAGGAACTCTAGACTCTAACGGCATGATTTCTCAATCTAGTCGTGATGGTGGCGGTATGTCGATGGCGGTTGCCTCCATCATCAAGAAATACAAGCGTACATTGGTGAATTTCCAAGAAGATTTCTTGATTCCATTTATCAAGAAGGCTGCTTTTAGGTTCATGCAGTTTGATCCAGAGCGTTATCCCTCTGTTGACATGAACTTCATCCCAACCGCTACTTTGGGCATCATTGCACGGGAGTACGAGCAACAGCAATTCATTGGTTTGTTGCAGACTTTGGGTGCAAACACTCCTGTTCTGCCTATTTTGCTTAAAGGAATCGTTGGAAACAGCAGTTTGTCTAACCGCATGGAGTTAATGGCTAAGTTAGATGAGATGATGCAGCCTGATCCACAAGTACAACAGATGCAACAAGCACAACAGCAGTTGGCTATGCAAGCTGCACAGGCTCAAATCGCTGTAAACACTACTGCGGCAGAGCAAAACAGGGCTGAAGCACAGAAATTGATAGTTGAAACACAGCTAATGCCTATGGAAATACAGGCTAAAAACATGGCTGCAACCACTAAGAACTTACCCAATGACGCAGATCAAGCCTCGAAAGAGTTTGACAAGCGGGTTAAGATTGCTGAACTGATGCTGAAAGAAGCAGACATCAAAAACAAGTCTAAAATTGTTGAACTACAAATGGCAGAGAAAAACAACAAGATTTCAGGCATGGAAGAAGATTTTTTGAATCAACTTACCAAACAGTTAAGTTCAGCACAAACTGGTACTGAATAATGGATATTGAAAATCTAGCCAAAGAGTTAATTCTCAAGAATATGACTCCTGAACAGCAGATGGCTGTTTTGGATTCAGTGCGTCAGTCTGTTGCCAATGCAAAAGAAGTGCAAAAGAAGAAGATTGGCGAGAATGTTGACCTTGTTGTCCAAGCCCTAAAGAAGATTGAAGCGGATATTCGTGACCGCTTTGATGCAGTTGGCAACTCTATTGAAAAACGTGTTTTGTCTATTCAAGATGGGCGTGATGGTGCTAATGGCACAGACGGTCGTAATGGTAAAGATGGTAAGTCAGGCAGAGATGGCCTAAAAGGGGACAGAGGTGTTGATGGTCAAGCTGGTCGTGATGGCGTAGACGGTGTTGATGGCATATCAGTAGTCAACGCACAGATTGACTTTGATGGTTCTTTGGTTATTACCTTGTCTGATGGCAGAGAGTTGAATGTTGGCGAGGTTGTATCTCAAGACATTGCTGAGAAAATTAAAGTAATCAGCACAATGTCTACCAATGGGGCGGTTGGCATCAAAGATGAGGGAACTTCAATCTCCACGGGTGTTAAGACTATCAACTTTGTTGGAGCTACTGTAACTGCAACAAACTCAGGAGATGATGTTACCGTCAACGTAAGCGCAGGAACTGGCACAGTTACAAGTGTTGGTTTATCAGGCGGTACAACTGGACTGACTACAACTGGAAGTCCTATTACTACAACTGGCACAATTACCTTGGGTGGAACTCTTGCTGTTGCTAATGGTGGTACAGGTACAGCAACACCTAGTTTGGTGGCTGGCACAAACATTACTAGCATTACAGGCACTTGGCCTAATCAAACAATCAATGCAAGTGGCGGTGCTGGAACAGTCACAAGTGTGGCGGCAACAGTTCCTACATTTTTATCAGTTGCTGGTTCTCCAATTACAACAACAGGAACATTGGCAATTAGCTTGTCAGGTACGGCATTGCCTGTTGCTAATGGTGGTACAGGACAAACATCTTTTACAGATGGTCAGTTGCTTATTGGAAACACTACAGGAAATACACTTACTAAGACTACTTTAACTGCTGGATCAGGCATATCAATTACAAATGGAGGTGGTTCAATTAGTATTGCTGCTACTAATAGCGGAACAGTTACCTCAGTTACAGGAACTTCTCCTGTTGCATCAAGTGGTGGTGCTACTCCTGCTATTTCATTAGAAGCAAGCTATGGAGACACTCAGAATCCTTATGCGTCTAAGACTGCCAACTTTGTTTTAGCTGCACCTAATGGCAGTGCCGGCGTACCGACATTCAGGGCAGTTGTTGCTTCTGACATTCCTACACTGAATCAAAGTACAACTGGTAGCGCAGCAACTTTAACCACAGGCAGAACTATTGCAATTACAGGAGACTTGGCTTATACAAGTCCTAGTTTTGATGGTTCGACAAATGTGACTGCTGCTGGCACGCTTGCAACTGTTAATGCAAATGTAGGTTCTTTTACCAATGCAAGTGTTACGGTCAATGCCAAAGGATTAGTCACAGCCGTATCAAATGGAACTGCTGGAGGAACTGTCACAAGTGTTGCCGCAACTGTTCCTGCATTTTTATCTATAACTGGTTCTCCTGTTACAACTAGCGGAACATTAGCAATTAGCCTATCAGGTACTGCATTGCCTGTTCTTAATGGTGGTACAGGTGTAACTACTTCAACAGGATCAGGTGCAAATGTTTTAGGAACATCTCCAACAATAAGTAGTCCAACATTTAGTGGAACTCCAACAGGTGTAGGCGTTCTTACCTCTGGCACTGTAGTTGCCTCTACCAGCGGAACGAGCATTGACTTTACAAGTTTGCCAAGTTGGATTAAGCGTATTACTGTGATGTTTGCTGGCGTTTCAACCAACGGCTCAAGCCCCATTCAAATTCAAATAGGTACATCTGGCGGTATACAAACGACAAGTTACACAAGTGGCGCATGGATTGCCAACACAAGCAACGGAAATAGCACTACTGGATTATTAATAACCAATGGTGGCGGTTCAACATACTTATTTGATGGAATGGCTTATTTAACGCTATTAAATAGTGCTACAGGATTATTTACATTTAACTCAATTTTTTCTGGTAGCGTTGTTGGTATGAATTCTATTGGAGGTGGTGCAAAAACACTTTCAGGAACTCTTGACCGTGTACGCATCACCACAGTCAATGGAACGGATACCTTTGATGCCGGAAGCGTAAATATTCTCTATGAATAAGGAAACACCATGACACACAGAATCGAAGTTAACGTAGAAACAGGCGTAACCACTCAGGTGGATTACACCGCTGAAGAACAAGCAACACATGATGCGGCAGTGGCACAGCAAGCAGCGGAAGCAGAAGCACTTGCAGAGGCTCAGGCTTTGGCTGAAGCTCAGGCAGTACAAAACACTACAACTCAAAGCACAACCCCATGATCCCTGAGCTACAAAAGTATTACGAAGACCGCTTTTCCATGATGTCTATGGACGGCTGGAAAGAATTAACTATTGATATTGACAATATGATAGAGTCACTCAATAATATAAGCGTTATTCCTGATGAAAAGACCTTGATGTTTAAAAAAGGGGAACTTTCCATCTTGACTTGGCTAAAAACCTTGAAAGAGGTCAGCGAACAAGCGTATGAGGAATTGAATGAAAAGAATGTTTGATTTTGCCTGTGCAAACGGGCATAAAACTGAAAGACTTGTTAATTATGAGTTAACGAGTTTTCGATGTGAGTGCGGAGAAACAGCCAACCGTACTCTATCTGCTCCAAACTTCAAATTGGAAGGGTGGTCTGGTTCTTTTCC